ATATCCGACAGGTTGACAACATTATTTTCTGGACTGAAATCTTCCTGTACAAAACCTTCGTACGTATGACCGTCTCTTCTCAAAAAGAAGTGGTTTAGTCCTGCGCCGATTGTAACAAAAGGTGTCATAATCTCATTAATTTGCTGTTGATATTCTGCTTGAATATTAATAACGTAATCTGCATAAATGTAAACAGGCAATGGGATTGATACAGTTTGATAAACAACTTTAGAATTGGGCCTGGGATAGTTTAACTGCTTATTTAACCTATACGCATCGGCTCGGGCGAAATTAGATGATTTGTCTTGCTTGATCTTCCTAGCAACGGTTACAATACCTCCTTTGCCGTCGTCAGCGCTGAGAGGATCTCCAAAAATGGCCGACTTATCTGCCAAATCTTTTCTTATCGCAGTTCTTTCAATTGAAATAGCTGGTAAAATAAATGTATCTGTTTGATCTCTTCTTTCTTTTTGTTGTTTTACGTGGTGGGCTCGTTCACCCGAGACCCAAATAACAGGTACTTTTTTAAAACCTTTGTTTGTTGTCGCGAAAGGATTTAAATGATCATTAACAAAATCAAAAAGAGCCAAATCTATTGTTTCCAGAGTCGAAGGCATTAAAACCTCTTCTTTTACAATAGAGGGATCCTCTACCCCAGTATAAGAATAATCTTTATCTTTAGTTGGCATCGAATAGTCCCTCTCTGGAGCGGATACACTTGGCCGAGATCTCGACTCTATGTTCTATTTGCCCAAACATCTGCTTTGGCTCATTTAAAGTTACAATTTCATAGTATATGTCGCCATATTGTACAAAATCGCCTTCCCTGACATACAAGTTTTGATCATCTGTTAATCTTCTTTTGTGAAAATGTATTACAATGCTCGATTGTTTATCCAAACCATAGTGTTCGGTAGTGGTTTGGTGGCCTTCCCATTCTACAAGGGCGTATACTCTGACTGGGTTTAAAAATGATTTAACAATTGCCTCCCCATATAAAGGGTGATAATTTGTATTTGTCAGATCAAGAGGAAAATATACTATTTGCTGGCCAATAATTCTTTCAATAAGCTCATCATTGACTTGCTTAACTAGATTTCTTTCCTTTTCTCCTAAAAATAACGGAGGAGGAGGCTGATCTGGTTGTTTCCACTTGTCGTCATCATTAGCCATCTAGTACCCTACCCTACAAAGATGCCGGCTGGAACATTTTTGAATGTTTCATTTGCGTTATTCGACATCGCAGCTTCTTGTTCAGCGAGCTTCGGATAAGTTAGCTCTTCTAGAATAGATTTAAGTTCTTCTCTTAATTTATCTTGCTCATCTTTAGCTTGCGAGAGGAGATCTGATGCGTTTAAGGTGACAGATTCGCCAGGAATTGGAATAGTTCCAAACTTTCCTCTAATTTGCCCTAACATTTCTTTGGACAAGGAAAAAGCAAATCTTCTAATCCATTGTTTACCAATACTGTTAATATTTTCGTAAGGTATGTTAGAGAAAGGTATTGTATTGAGATTGTTAATGCCTTCTGCGCCGGCCAATTTGTCGGAATCTTCTTCCCACGGCTCTTTATGAACTGTGAATCTAACCCAAATTTTACCAGGGCTGATCTCTGACGGTGTTGGATAAAGTTTTAATTTATTATTATGAATTTCATAAGAATAGTGCGAATTTCTAGTCCAAATAGCATCTTCATAAGCCATGGCTTGTGTTTTATTTTGCCAAGGGGGAATAATCTCAAAAGTAGAATCATCCGCAAACTGACCATAAGTCGACATATTGCCAACAGTGTTCATACCGCCGTAATACCCATAGAATCTCCACATAGCATGCGGCGTCTTGTAGTAAACTTGCCTAATAGTAACTTTATTATTACCAATAGAGTCTGCAAATGTAGCATCGTCGGCAAGAAGAGCCTGAAGATCGTATTCTTGCTGATCTGTTACTGCCTCAATAGATGCGGTGTGAATATCCAAATTACCATTTAAGTTAGTTTCTTCTGAAACTCCTTCAGATATTCTTCTTGTGTACGTAAATCTAAATTTAGGATACTTAAGTGAGACATGGGTGCCGTCTAGAGACGAAGATAAGCTGCCAGACTGAAGTGTGCCGTCGTGATCAAAAGTGCCTGTTTGGGCGCCGAGGAGGCTACTCATAACACTCTTGCCCTGATACAGATTAACAATATACGAGTATTCTAATACAGCTTCTTCGTATGCAGAATAAACATTCTCTTCTGTTAACTCAACATCTAGGACATCACCGCCGAGCTTTTTGTAAGTATATGCAACCTGGTCAAGGGCTCCGGAGACGAAGTTTGAATCATAAAAATCTGCCCCAGGAGTGGCATATATACCAAAAGGATAAGAATCAGTTGATTCCGCCTTCGATATTGTGCCCGTAACTGGCAAAGATGTAATACTTAGCGTACTGGCAGGTGTTAAAGTAGTTACTGGCATTCACGGGATCTCCTTATTATATCTTAATTAGTCAGCACATAAAAGAAAACCCTGCCTCGTAAGAAGCAGGGTCTCTTTTTTTAAGTATTGTTATACTTTACTTACTATCCAAGTAGCTCGTTGATAACAACTAGTCCGTACATATCAGGTCGGACCATCTTCTTGGCGTAGCGAGTCATCACGCCCTTACGGGGTACGAAGTCCTCGGTACCGAAGATTGTCGGTGTGACCTGGAGTGGTACATACGGCGCATACACGTAGCCGCTCTCAAGGAAGTTATTTCCTCTACGACCAACTAGTACTACGTTACGTAGGAAGTACGGGTCAACCCAGACGTCCCACTTCTTGCTAAGGCTACCGACCTTGACGGCACCAACGGTACCATTGTCAGCGTCAGCAGTTACATTAGCGCGGAAGCCAGCAGTAAACTCAAGGATGTTAGCAACCTCTGGTGAAACCACCAAGAAGTTAGCTCCACCGCGCAGAGTCTTTCTGTGAATCTGAGCCGAAACATCGTTGATTGTCTCAACAAGAGTCTCGTACCACTCAGAAACAGTACCAGTGAAGTCTGGTCCCTGAGTGGTGCCGCTAGCCACTATTTCACCGGTGTTTCTCATTAAGAAAGTACCAGGCTGACGTGACCAGTAGTATGTACCAGCAGTAGCGCCGGAAACTAGGTCATTAAGAATCTCACGATCAATCTCTAGAGCAATCTGCTCAGAAAGAATACTCGTTAGCTCAACCTCGGCGTCGAGATTGTGATAAGCGTTAAGATCCTGACCTAATTCAGGAGTCCACTTAGCCTTGAGCTTCTTGGTGATCGCGGTGACACTTACAGAATCAACCTTGATATCGATCTCTGGGATGTCAGCGGTCTTATCTCCGAATTCACCGGAAACAGTTGTTGCGTCGGACTCTAGGAGCCAGGACGAAGCACCGCGAACTGCGCCGAGTGCGTCGGAACCAACAGACTCGAATGTATCTGTTGCGGCGAACTGAACTACGGTTGAAGCAGTAAGAGACGCGGCGAGGTCCGCGACGGTCTCTGAGCCTGTCGCGACGGTAAGGACATATAGAGTCGACTCATCAGAACCACTGAACTGAGTTAAGCGGCGTACCTGACGACCTGCGCCTTCGGTGGCCTCTGATGGACGTCCGAGTCCAGGAGCAACAGTACCCGAGATGGTTAGCGTCACAAGGTTAGACTTGTTGAGTCCAGAGGGAATAGGCAAGGTACCAATAGCTACGAGAGAACCAGAGAGATCTGGATCCTTCCTGGTAATCGAGTCGAAGTCCGTCTGAGTTGGTCCGCCGGCGGTGACGTTATGGCCAACCTTACCAGTGCCGAAATTACTGATAGTGTGTCCAGTTGACTCAGTTACAGGGGAAGCATAACCATTGTTTAGGTTATAGAATCCGCCTTCGTCTTCTTCCAGGCTGCTAACACCACCGGTCAACTGAGAACCAACTACGCCGCCACCATAGAGGGAATCAACGGTGCCGCCCTGGTTGTACTCCAAGCGCTGGTCAGTGTGAGTAAAGTCTAGGAAGAAGATGAGTCCGGAAGGGAGGCTCATCGGTTGAACCGAAACGAGATCGTTTGCGATTAGTCCACCGAATACACGACGGACGATTGGGAAAGCGACAGAAGCGAAGCCCTGTACGTCTCCAGCAGCCATGGAGGAAGCCTCCTTGAGTAGCTGCGCGGCCTGGTTTTCTAGAAGGCGGGCCATGCCATTACGAGAGCCTTCACCGCCGATACCCTCAAGAAGACCAGTGCGCTCCCACTTCTCTAGAAGTGCTGCACCCTCTTGCTTAAGGTTCCTATCGACAATGCCCTCTGTTAGTTTTTCTAATACAGACATTTTTGTTATTTCTCCTTTAAATGAATTAAGTTTTGTCTATTCTAAGCCTGCTAAGGCTTTCCATCTATTAAATGATGGATTATCTTTTTTGCTGTTCTCACCTCTGTTACGAGATTTGGACAACAAGATTGTTGAAGAGGGCTTGTTCACTGCCTCACTCAGTGATTCTGACTGCTTTTTCTTGCTAGAAACTGCGTCCACTGTGTTTTGAAGAGTCTCGAAAATAGTTTTAGCTTCTTCAACTGTTGTGGCCTTCGACAAAGCTTCGACAATATGTTCTTTCTGTCGCTCATTTAAGGAGTCGTTTGCAAAAGTCCGGTTCTTGTATAGTAATTTAGCGTTCATGAGGCTCATCTCTTCAAATTTGTTCTTGAGAGTCTCTACTGCCTCTAAAAGCTTACTTTCGTTCAGTTTTTTATTTTCAATTGTTTCAAGGAGTTCTTTGTTGTGGGACTCAAGCTTACTATTTTCAGCTTGAAGCTCCTTTAAGGCAGAATTAATCGCCTCTCTCTTCTCCTTGGCTTCTGTGTCTTGTTCTAGTGCTAAAACTTCTTCTTCGGCTTCGTCCAAAACTGCTTGTGGCGTGCCGGCCCAGCCTCTTTTTACAGGCTGTGTTTCGACGGTTAGCTTTTCTACTAACTCGGATAGCGCTTCTTCTTCTAGGGTTACTTCTTCTTCCTCTAGAGTTTCTTCGTTTTCACTAAGTTCTTCTACTATTTTTTCTAAACTTTCCATAAGTTCTTCTTCTGCTCCAAATTCAGCAGCCAAATCTTCTTGGGACTCCATTTCTCCTTCGGAGGATGGGTCATCTGCCATATGCTGCATTAAATCATTAAGATTAATATCTACTTCCTCTTCCTGATCGGGGCAAGGGCATGCGTTTTCTCCCTCAGTAGCTGCCAAGGGCATCTCATCTAATATGGGTTCTTCCTGAAGCGTTGTCGTGTCATCTTGCTCTAGAAGAGAGTCGACAGCTTCTTTAATTTTATCTTGATATTTTTCAACCAAAGCCGCTTCTGCATTCTTAAGAGCCGTTTCTCTCAACGCTTCGGCATCTACAATTGCTTGTTCTAACATAGATGATGACATAAAAAGTCTCCCAAAATAGATTATAATCCTCTAATAAATAGTTAAATTCTTTCTAAATGACTGAATTTGTTGTTTAATATTTTGCTAATTACTCGGTAATACCAGAGCCGGTCAAATTAAACATTCGGTTTGTATCAATACCGGTTAACTCTGCGAATACTTCGTATACTGCATTATTCTGTGCCGTTGCGTTCGAGATGTATAGTTCGGTACACTTACAATCTAGCGCTAATTCTGTCAGCATTGTTGCGGATCCAGAAATTCTCAAAAAGTGATTTTGAGAGTAAACCTTAGTATCAGCTTTAGACGCAAAATGTACTCGGATGTCAACTGCTCCAGGATTTCGGACAAGTATACTTTTGGTTACAAGCGGAAAAGTAATGGTATGTTCGGTGCCGGCGTCGAGGTCGTCGGAGCCTGTTACCCATGGGACACCGGACACCTGATAGGAACCTACATTCTGAAGTCCAGCAGAGTGTCTTCCAAAAATATTTTCGTTTGTTTTTTCGTCTTTTACTGCCATTTTTTAACTCCTATGACCCGTATCTTTTATTTCTTTCTCGCTCTGCTTTTTGGGCGTTGCGGATTTTCTTTAATTTTTGCATTCTTCTCTTCTTAGAGGGCTTAACAAAAAAAGATCTTTCTCTAACTTCTTCTATTATCTTAGCTTTTTTACATTTTTTAATAAATTTTTTAATTAATCTGCTTTGATTTCCTCTAACTTCGTCGATAGAAACCTCAACATGTACTGGCCGGCCCATTATATTTCCTTTAAATTAATTGCTTCCACTTACCATTGGCAAGATTTAAAATACCATCAATGTTTACTCCCGAATCATCGGGGGTTGTTGCTGAAAGCGGGTTCGCCGGATTTGGCTCGGCGGCGACAGGAGCAACATTTTCAAATACATTAACACCGCCCGGTGAGGCGGATTCATTTAATCTTTTGATTCTTTCCTGTCTTTGTTTCTCGTAATTTTCTTCTAATTGTTTTTGTTTTGATTCTTTTTCTGTATCTTCTTTTGCTTTGATTGTAACGCCTTCGGTCACAACTCTTCTGGCCTCTAAGCCTCGGAAGACCTCCGAAATAATTCCGGATAGTACGCCGTCCTCAAAGATGCATTCTTTAATACATTCTTTAATAATCGGCCTAAGTACTTTTTTTAACTCGTTCTTTTTCATTATCGGTCCATTGTTCTAAACTTAAGTGCTAAGTTTTTAACTATTTCGCTGGCCGCTTGCTGCAATTGATTAGGATCGCCAAGAGCGGCTTTCAGTCGATTGTGTATATCTGCTAATTCTTCGTGACGCGTTTTCATAGCTCGGTCGTAGCCTGCGGCGTCGGCTTTCTTTTTTCCAAAAAGATCCATTTCGCTAACTTTACCAAGCTCTTCTTGTACGATCTTCTTTAAATGTTCTTTTGTAATCTTCATTACTAATCTCCCAAAATATCATCGAGGATATTGTTAACCTTTTGTTCTTTTGAAAGGTTCTTTTGATTTTCATGTAGTCCAATATTAATTCTGGACCTGCCTCCCTCCGGATCTAAATAAGCTCCGGGGGTAGACGGCTCGGATACAATGTCAAAGCAGATCAATTGAAAATCGTCCTCTACCATTGTAACACCATTTGATTCGCTAACGGAGCCTAGACCTCTAGAGGAAATTCCTAATTTAACTCCTGAATTTAGAAGCGCTTTTAAGACCTTTCCGGAAGGAGTATCTAGAACTTCGATCTTGCCCATTACATCATCTCCGCTCCACCAAGTTTTTGTTACCAAGTGAGACGCGTTTTTCAAATTAATAACAGAATCGTCAGGATGATCTAACTCACCTAAAGCACGACGTTCGGTGACGGCCTTTTGGTAATTATTTATTTCTCTCTGAAGTGTTTCTTTACGATAAACTCTTCCATTACCATTTTTAGTGCCGGCTTTTTGAATAACTCCGACAAGATAAACTGAACCGTCTCCGGCGCGCTTCTGCTCGTCCTCAGTAAGAACAGTCAGATCACAAATACCGTCTGGGCAAAGTTGAAAATATTCTTGTAGTAATTTTTTAGACATAATGTTAAAAGCAGGCGTTACCTGCGTGAGTTAGCTACCCGTGCAGCAGCGTCTTACTTCTGGAATGTTCCTGCGTCTCATGTTTGTTCTCCTGTATTTTGATGCCGCAATCGCCGAAAACCATGCCAATTATGTATGATGTTCCGGAACTCAACCACCCCAAGAGGAGTGCGTTGATAAAATTATATTCAAAACTAAATAGTTCTGTTAACCCATTAATTCCAAAAAGAAAAACACCAACCCAGAAGCCAGAACACATATGGCATCTAAATAGTTTTCCTAGTTTCCCTTCAGTGGGGCGAATTGAATCAAAAATACTGCCGTATACTACTATCTGTGTGAGCCCATAGGCACAAAGAATAAAATAAATTAATCCCAAGGAATCCTCGTTCTAAAGTCTATAAATATTGGCTATGCCGAAAGCTTTTGTATCTCGCATCGAGCCCTTCTCGTCGCTATGATATTTTTCAGGATCAAACTCTGTAGAATCCTCTGGCCCGGGTTCGAGCAACCTACGCTCTTCTTCCTCTTCGAAAGCTTTCTCGAACTCATAAAGAGGCTTCTCGTCTTCTATAAACTTTCCGATAGTCAACAATGTTGTTTGAACTACATTATAGTCTTTGCTCTCGGCCAATTTAGCTTCCATAGACGAAAAGACATTTCCGCCTTGAACAGAGTCCAAAATAATCACGCCTTTATTAAAAAGAAACTTGAATAATCTGTTTTGAACCTCATATACATGTGCGCCCATCGATTCTTTGGGGAAAGCAACAACTTTATTTTTTTCTGGCATCATAACAATATCAATATCTTTGTGATCAAAAATCATAATATTGCCGTCTAGTGTTCTTCTAGCATTTAAAGAGACTGATGGTACAGGTGGAGGCGCCTGTTGCTCTCCAACTCGAATTGTAATTTCTTCCTGCGGTTGTGCATCGTCTACTTTTATTTTAATAGCCATTAGTTTGTAATCTCTTTTACTAGGTTTTGTAATTTAAGAACCTTGGTAACAAGTTCGCTGCCAACTTCTTGCTTTTTAAACCCTTCGATGGTTAATAATAGTTTGCCAGTCTTTTCTTTAATTTGTTGAGACTCTTGGCTGCCTTCAATATAGTTTTTTATTGTTTCTTTTATTCTTGAAATTTCTTCATTTAAATAAATTTTCAATTCCAAGCCATTATTGCTAAAAGACATAATATATTTGTTTAATAAATCTTTTTGTTCGCTTAATAAATTATCTTTATACTCTGAGTTAAAATTCTTTACAAAAGTTTTCATTATTAACTTATCATAAGGCTTGGTCAAAGTATCTTCCTTGAGCAGGTCTTCCTCAACCATCTCTGATAAAATTTTCTCTTCCAAGAGTACTTTCTTTTTAGGAGACATATCTCTGTTAAAAAGTTGATATATGGAAGCTAGACTTTTATATTGAGGTACGTAGTTGTCATAAACTGACATTGATAAAGCTTTGTTTACCTTGTCTATTAATCTAGATTGCTCTTCAAATATTTGCTCTTTGTCTAGTCTGTCGTATTGTTCTTTTGTTTCTGTTATTAGTTTTTCCGCGAGGCGCGGTTTTATTTGCTTAACCTCAGACAAAGTTTTATAAAGTTCTAGTTCTTTCGCCAATAAAGAATCTTTTTTAAAAAACTCTTTTATTAGAGACACAACTTTAATCTTTCTATCATTATCTTCGTTGATAACAGTCTTGGTTAGCTCCCTAACCAAACTCTCATATAGAAAAGCAGTATTTCTCTTTTTATTGTGTCGGAACTTCATTTTTTTTAGACTCCATCTCTTTAATTAGTTTTTGAATTTCATAATTTACTTCATGAAGTTGCTTTTCCTCGTCAGAAGTATAATTTTTAGATTCTTGAATGCCGCGGGCAAAGGACATCATCTCGCTGTGCCCCTTAAAAGCTTTCCTAATTCCGCCTTGCTGTTGGCCCGTCATAGACATCATATTTTTCTTTCGAGGAGCCATGTGTCGGCGCTTATCATCTTTAACCTTTTTGTAGGCTTTTCCTTTTGAGCCGGGAGTGAGATACTCTTCTTCATCTCTTTTGCCAGGAGGCTCGGCCAAAAGTACTCCTTCATCTTCTGGAGCTTCAGGTTCGGTACCGGGGGCTTCTTCGTCGCCGACTGCAGGAGTTTCTACATCAAGATCGGCTCCTCCGCCTTCCAAATCAAATCCTCCGCCCAGTGCAGCCCCAGGTTCTTCTCCGGTAGCGCCGTCCGCGGTGATTTCTTCTGAAGCTTTCTCAAGAAGAGCATCAAACTTCTTATCGTGGAACATCTCTCTCTTAATTCGCACAATTTCTTCTTCTGGTAGGCCAAACATATTTTCTGCGACCCAACGTCGGCTAAAGAATCCTTCTGTTGCTCCGCTAGCCACCTCAAACTTGGTTCTCCAGTGCTCCAATT